TCAACCGTCCCGACACCAAGTTCGACGACGTGGGAGTGTTCAAAGTCAACCTCGAGCTAACCGCCGAGGAAGCCGAACCGTTCATCAAGCAAGCCGAGGAGCTTTTCTCCGCGTTCGTCGCCGAGAAAAAGGCCGAGCTCAAGAAAGACAAACTCAAGCTCCATGCCGCGCCGTGGGAAGACAACGACGGTCTCGTCCAGCTCAAGCTCAAGGTCAAGGCGGTCGGCAAAGACAAAGCCGGCGAGACCTACAGTCGCGCACCGAAGCTCTTCAACGCATCTGGCGACATCATCACCGATAATGTCGGCGGCGGCAGCAAGATCCAAGTCGCGGTCGTTCCCTACTGCTGGTACACGGGCACGCTCGGCGCCGGCATCACGCTGCAGCCCAAGGCCGTCATGGTGCATGACCTCGTCACTTGGGGCGATGGCGGCAGCGCCGTGGCCTACGGCTTCGATGTGAGCGAGGCCAAAGACCAGCACGTTGAGCGCGAGCTGCGCATGGCCAAGACCGGCACCGACGACGAAGAGATCACCTGGTAACCCTCATGCCAGCCAAAAACACCACAGTCAAAAGGGGGGCGGCAAAACGCCGCTCCCCTTCCAAAGCCGCCAAGCCAGTTGAGCCGGATCGCTTCACCGAGGACGGACGCAAAATCGTACGCCTCGAAAAGACCCGCGCTCACCAAAAGTATCCGCTCAAAGACGGCACCGACGTTCCGGGCGCCAGCACCATCGCCAAGATCGGCGAGGACAGCAGCGGCCTCATCCACTGGGCATGGAAGCTCGGCATGGACGGTCAGGATTACCGCAAGGTGCGCGACAAGGCCGCCGACATCGGCACCGTGGCGCATTTCATGATCGAGTGCTTCCTGCACAGCCACGAACCCGACCTCTCGGAGTTCTCCCCGGCAGACGTTGAGAAGGCGACCATCGCCTACAACAACTTCCGCCGGTGGTGGGACAGCGAAGGCTTCACCGTCATCGAGCCGGAGGTGCAGCTCGTCTCCGAAGAGTTCCTCTTCGGCGGCACCATCGACGCCCCCGCGCGCGACCGCGACGGCAAGATTGTCTTGCTGGATTGGAAGACCAGCAAAGCCATCGTCCCAGCGCACAAGATCCAGTTGGCCGGCTACGAGCAACTCTGGAACGAGAACCGCCCGGACATGAAGGTCCAGCGCCGCGGGATCGTCCGCATCGGCAAAGAGTCACCGGATGACTTCGAGGTGTCTTGGATCTTCTCCGCAGAACCGCTCTGGGAAAACTTCAAAGCCCGCCTCGCGCTCCACTACGCCAACCTGCGTCTCAAGAAAGCCGCCTAATGCACACCGCCAAGCAAACACTAGATGCCGCATCATCCGCCGTCTGCGGATCACGCAACGAGGACTACGGCTCGCCCGCAGATGACTTTGGGACGCAGGCCGAGATGTTCAGCAGCTACCTGTCGCGCACCAACGGCGCGCAGGTCTTGGTCACGGCATCCGACATCGCCGCGCTGATGATCCTGGTGAAGATCGCCCGCCAAGCGCACTGCCACAAAGCGGACAACTGGATTGATATTGCTGGCTACGCCGCCTGCGGTGCCGAGTGCGATTCCAAACAAGCCGACCTCGCCTAATGCCACCGCGCAGAACCATCGCAATCGTCCGCAAGAAGCTCGGCCGCGAAAAAGCGGACGGCATGACCTTGGGCGACGGCAAAGTCTACATCGATCCCCGTCAATCCGGCGCGGACGAGCTAGACACGGTTCTGCATGAGCTTCTGCACCACGTCTGCCCTGACATGAGCGAAGAAGCGGTCGCCGAGAAGTCCGCCACGATGGCGAGGTCGATGTGGAAGGATAAATGGAGGCGCGTCCACGAATGACCGCCGCCGGCTACATCCTCATCGGCCTCGCCGCAGGCATAGTGCTCGGAGCCTTGGCAGCCTACGGCGGCATGTTCGCCTGGGCCATCCGCTACGGAAACAACGAAGAAGAATAATTTATGAAAAAACCCGCAGGACTATACGCCAACATACACGCCAAAAAAGCCCGCATCGCCGCCGGAAGCGGTGAGAAGATGCGCAAGCCCGGTTCCGCCGGCGCACCCACCGCCAAAGCCTTCCGCGCATCCGCCAAGACCGCCAAAGCGCGCCGATGACCTCTGGCGCCCTCATCGCCTTAGTCGGCTTCCTCTACTTCGCCGTCGCCATCGACCTCGGCTTCATCCAGCACCGCTACTGGCACAGTCTCATCTGGCTCGGCTACAGCATCGCGCAAATCGGGCTATGGAGGGTAACCATTTATGACTAAGCCCCGCGACATGTACGACCTGACGAGTCATCCGACCGACACGCCAGAGATCAAGGCCAAGCTCAAGCAGGCCATCAAACTTTACAACGAAGTCGGCCGCGACCGCGCCAGCAACAATTTGCCCGCCCTCGCCGCCGCCTTCGCCGCGCGCAAGCGCAAACAATCCAAATGACTTTAAACCTGCAGGCTCAATCGGGCTTTCGCCGGGATTCCATGTGGTGTGGTCCCGCGGAGCATTCCGTCATGCCCAGCCCCGCCGAGCGAAACGAGCGGGGCGCCTGCACGCTCTTTGTCCGGGCAGCATGGTTACACGGATGAGCGGCAGTGAAGCAGGGCTTCGACCCGCCACATCGATCTCGGGAGGTCACCGTATGGTGTGCCGCAAGATTGGCAACCCGCGTGCTGAAAAGGCGCTGCAGCACCGTTCCCGGCAATCTTTCTAAAATCTCAAATTATAAATTTCCAATGATTCACGAATTCGCCCGCCCCGTTCCCGTCAAGACCCCGCTCGGTCTTGGCTCGGTGTGGTATGTGGAGTCGCAGGGAGCCTATTTCAACAACATCTACGCCGTGATCCTCGAGGACACCGGCGAGACGCGCTACATGCGCAGCGATCAGTTCGTCGTTTTGGAGAATCCCACGATGGACATCAAAAATTTGGGCGCCGCGCCGGTTTAACCAACGGCTTGGGGAAGCTGGCGTTGCGCAAACGCACCGGCCGGCGCCCGATCTATTTCGTGAACGAGCACCAGACACGCTTCAAGCCCACACCGCACCCGGTCATGCAGGTCGATCTCGACTTGCTCGAGAAACTGGGACCGGACGAGGGCTGGAAATACTTAAAAACACGCGAAGAGTTGATCGCCCGCGAGGCATCAGACCCGTTCCGCTATGGCTACATCCCGCCGGTGTGGAAACGCGCGTCCGAATTGCTGGAAAAACACCGCGAGATCCTTGTCATGGGCGGAAATAGAAGCGGCAAAACCGAGTGGGCGGCCAAGGAGGTCATCAAGACGCTCTACAGCAAACCCGGAGCAGTCGTCTGGTGCTTTCAAACCACGGCGCCCAACTCCATTGAGTTGCAGCAACCCAGAATTTGGAAATACATGCCGCCGGAGTGGCGCAATGCCCGCAAATCGCAGGTCGTAAATATAACGTATAGCGTTAAGGGGGGCTTCACAGAATCGAAGTTCGTGACGCCGTCAGGAGGCAGCATTTGCATCTTCCGCAACTACGCGCAAGACCCAAGCACGATTGAGGGCGGCGAGATCGACTTTGCATGGTGCGACGAGCTGGTCCCGCTCGATGTGTTGGAAACCCTCCGCTTCCGCCTCATAGACCGAAACGGCAAGTTGGCCGTCACATTTACCCCGGTGCAAGGCTGGTCGCCGACCGTGGCCGACTACTTGAGCGGCGCCAAGACCATCACCGATACGGACGCCGAGCTGCTCCCACTCAAAAACGACAAGGGCGAGATCTCCGGCTACGACAAAGTGCCCATCGAGCAGATCAATCCGAAAAGCCGCCCGATCCTCTACTTCCACACGCAGTCAAATCCCTGGGCCGGCTGGTCGCGGATGAAGAAAGAGCTGCAAAGCGAGACCAAGGAAAAGATTTTGTGCCGCGCTTACGGCGTACCAACCAAAGCCATCAGCGGCCGCTTCCCCTTGTTCAATCCCAAGGCCCACGTCATCCGCGCCTCGGATGTCCCGCAAGGCACCCGCTACCATTGGGTCGATCCGGCGAGCGGCAAAAACTGGGCGATGATTTGGACGGTGCATGACACCGCCGGCCGCATTGTCGTCTACCGCGAGTGGCCCAACCAGACCGACTACATCGAAGGCGTTGGCTACGCTGGCGAGTGGGCGCTGCCAGACGGCAAGAAGCTCGACGGCAAGCCCGGACCCGCGCAGCAGGACTTCGGCTTCGGCCTCGAGCGCTACAAGGACGAGATTTTGCGCGTCGAAGGCGGTGAGGAAATCTTTGAGCGCTGGATGGATTCGCGCTACGGCAACGCCCGAACGCTGGGCAAGGAATCCCCAACGACCCTCATCGACGAGATGGCCGACCTCGGCATGCTCTTCACGGCAACTCCGGGCGACAGCATCGATGAGGGCGTCAGCATGATTAACGATGCGCTGTCATACAACCCCGAGAAGCCGGTGGACGCGCGCAACCAGCCGAAGCTCTACATCAGCGAGAATTGCAAGAATGTCATTCACTGCATCCAGACGTATACGGGCGCGGACGGCAAGCGCTCAGCGAACAAGGACTTTGTAGATTTAATTCGTTACGTTTGCCTCTCCGACGCCATCAACGTCGAAGGCGACATCCTGCGATCAACCGGAGGAGGAAGCTACTGATGACCATGTCGCCGCCATCCCCGCCCAGCCGCCTGCGCCCCGGACGCCGCGGCAATGACATCCCGCGCTGCGGCATCTGTGCCAAGCCGCTTCGTATCCAAGACATCCACGGCCACGACACCCACCTCGGCCCTGCCTGCCGAGAATGCGGCCCGCACCTGCAGAATGCCATCCATGCCCTGGAGATCATCGTAATGCGCCGCGGCTAAAGCATCACGAACGATGCCCTAACCCATTCGCCATTCGCAAACCCCGAACACAAACATCATAAAGCTCATGGCGGTGCGGCGTGGAGGGACACGCGACCGGACAGCGGAGCGTCACAAAATAACATTAGAATATGTGACAACAGCAGGTGTCGATTCCTGCCACCGCCGCCCTAACTTATGTTCACAAAAACCAAAACCATCCCCACTGACCTCTACACCGTCAGCGAAGACTTCGACCGCGAGGGCGCCCTCGCCTTCTCCCGCGACCAAGCGCCGCCCGCCTACCTCGCCGTCATGCTGGAGCTGCAGGACAGCATCTCCGACATCCGCACCTTGGTCGCCACCATGGCCACCGCCAAAGAACCCGGCTACCTCGCCCACGCCGCCGGCCAGCTCAACGCCCTGCAGGAGCTGTGGGACACCCTCGAAACCCGCCGCGCCGAAGCCTCGCGCTTAGAGTAGGTTTTGCGCCGTAGTTCAAGCCACGTTTGAACTATCGGCCATAAATGAAGCAAGGGTTCACCTGCCGCCGCCAAGGTAAACATCCCGCGACACTAACCGGCTTAGTGTAAAGCCATGTTCCCGATCTATACCCTTGCGGGACGACAAATGGGCGGCGCCTCTGTAGCCGCTTTTGGCGTATACCCGCTCGGGAACGCCGTTATAGAAACAACCCTGTATTTGTAACGAAACCTGTTTTTCTTACAAGTCGCCGTGCAATCACTTGTGCAGAACTATAGCCGATCCTATCCACGCCACACCTGCCAAATGTCTCTCAGCGACACAACCGAAGTATCACACAACGAGACCTTCCGCCCCATTTTGCATTCTTCATTCTGCATTCTAAATTTTCTGCTGGACATTTGTACAGCAGTGTGAGATAATTGATGTATCAAAGTTGAGTCGTGCCCGCATGGCACACCGGTTTGATCGGACTGGCAGACGCTCTGCCTGGTTCC